TTCTATCCTGCTAGATTTATGCTCAAGCCTTCTAATTCCAAATGGAAGAAAGGTGTTTATTTACAGATGTTTCCTAATAACGATTTCTTTGTTTCTGTAAATGGTTTAGAATATTCTTATAATGATATATTAGGTGCTAACATAACTGGTTCTGCGTCAGGCGCAAAGGCTGCAGTTGATAAAGTTAATTTTATTGTACTTAATAATATTTTAACTCCTATCGTTTATATTGATAGTGTACAAGGTACGTTTAAAAAATTCGAATCTATTATTACTAGTTTAAATAATGAAGTTATTTCTTTTGGTAAAATTAATGGATCTCTTAATGCAATTACTCTCGACTTTTCTAAAGCAAGAACTTCTGGAAATAAAGTTGGTGATATATTAGATTTAGAAACTCAATACGGTTATGGCGGTCAAGCAATCGTTAGTGAAGTTTCAGAAAGTTTTACTGGCGAAATAGATTACGAAATATTAGATGGTGGTTTTGGTTATACTTTAGAAAATACTAAATTAATTGTATCAGATCAATCTTTAATATTAGATAATTCTGATTTATCTTTTACTGTCGGAGAATATTTAATTGATACCGCAGGTAACCGTGGTTATGTAGTAGGACAAAATGAAAATTCTGTTGGTTTAAAAATGGACACCGGCGATGAGTTTTCTATTACAAGAAATATTACAACACAAAACCGATCTCCTAATGTACAAATTGTCCCAGGTGAAGTATCATTAAAAAATACTTCTTCTCCTGGCGCACTATTCCCTGATACTGCGGATCCTAACGATGTAAGAGTAAAAGAATTAGGAAATCCAGTTACCGCTAATTTAATTACCGATGATATTCTACCTTACGTAGGTGTTGCTCTAAATAGTGCAAACTATAATACGGCGCAAGCAATGTCGGGTACTGCAGATCCTGTTACGTTAGCAACTCCATTGGATGAAGCATTTGAATTAACAGAGTTTACATTAGGTTCGATTTTAGATTTTGTAAATGTTTCTCCTGGCGAAAATTATACTAACGATGTATTTTCTATCGCGGTTGATGAAAGCTATTCTAAATTTAATAGAAGAGATCAAGTCATTACGTTTGAAACACCAGCTGCGGCAGGTTCTTTTAATATTGGCGAAACAATTACAGAAGCAAATACAAATATCATTGGTGTAATTCAAGAAACAAATCCAACTGATGGGTATATTAAAATTACTCCTTTTGATTATTATGGTTTTTCTGGAACTAATGATGTAATTAAATCAAACTCAGATAGATTCGCTATTACAAGAGCAGACACTGATTATGATTCTAAAATACATGGCGAAAATGCTAGTATTAAATCTACAACAGAATTTGCGATAGGTCAAATTAAAGAAGTACAAGTATATGATTCTGGTTTTGGATATGTAGATGATGCTGCTGCCAAGTTATTGAATAACGACGGTGATACCGCAGTCGAAGGTAATCTTGTTGTACAGACGCAAGGTAGTACTTCAGGATATTGGTCTGATTATACGTCTCACATAAATGGTTATCAAGAATCTGCAAACGGCGCTCTATCTTATTCTAACGAAGGAATGAAAATACAAGATAGTGATTACTATCAAGAATACTCGTATGAAATAAAATCGATGTTAGGCCAAGAACAATATGAAACTCTTTTAAAAGAAAACATGCATTTGGCTGGCACTAAAATGTTTAGTAAGTTTTCTTATCAAGCAAAAGCAAAAGGCAATGTTAAGCAAAGATTCATTAGACGATTTAATGACCAAGGAATTGGTACTCCATTAGATACTATAGATTTATCTGAAGTAACGGCAGATGTATTTAACTTAAGCGTAGATTCTATAGAATTGACCGTTGATAATGATTCAACTGTATAATAAATAGTTAATGCGAATTAAATAAACAAAATTAAACACTCAGGAGACAATAATGTCAAAGCAGACGATTAATATCGGAACAACAGCAAATGATGGAACAGGCGATCCATTACGCACTGCATTTGATAAAGCTAATGATAACTTCAATGAGATTTACACTTCTTTAGGTGGTAACTCTCTAGTTTCGCTTTTAAATACAAATGGCGAAATTACTCGCACCGGTGCCAATAAAATCACGTTTAAATATAACGCATTATCTAATTTACCGGATGCAAATACTTATGAAGGTATGATTGCTTACGTTGATGCAGAATCAGCGGTTTATTATGCAACTGGTGGAGAATGGACAAAATTATTAACAGATGCAAGTTCTAGTGTTACTGGATATACTGATAGCTTATCGACAGTTGCTTATACTGGAAGTTTACTAGATTTAAGTGGTGGTATTTCTGACGGGCAGGCAGGACATGTATTACAAGCAGACGGGGATGGTACTTTTTCTTTCGTAGCTATTTCTGGTGGCGGTGGTGCTTCTGCAATAGACGACTTATCTGATGTTTCTATCTCAAGCCCATCATCAGGCGAAGTATTAAAATGGAATGGATCTGCTTGGACTAATGCTGCAGATGCAACAACAGGAACAGGAACTCTTTTAGGTTTAACTGATACGCCTGCTTCTTTTGGAACCGCAGGTCAAGTACTTGCTGTTAATTCTGGAGCAGACGGTGTAGAATTTGTTGATGCAAGTGGTGGCGGTGGTAGTTCTTTACAATCAAGAACAGCTGCAAGTGGTACGACCTCATCTTTAGCAGACGATGCTTCTGCAAATTTAGATATCACTGGATTTAAATCATACGCATTACTTTCTATTGAAACAGATCGAGCAGCGAGAGTTATTTTATATGCAAATGCAGCGTCAAGAACATCTGACGCATCGAGAGATGAATTAACAGATCCTTTACCTGATGCAGGTGTAATAGCAGAAGTAATTACGACTGGCGCTGAAACTGTTTTAATGTCACCAGCGACAATTGGTTTTAATGCAGAATCCACTCCAACCACAACTATATACGCAAAAGTAACAAATAAATCGGGTTCAACTGCAGCGGTTGCTGTGGACCTAACAGTATTACAGTTGGAGGCGTAAAATGTCTTTAAAGGAATATGTAGTTACTCTTCATAGCAGAGAAGATTTAGAAAGTTTCTATGATGACATGGAAACTCCTGGCGGTAACCTTTATATTCCTGATAGACAAGTTGAAGTTGCTCAGAAAAGACCCATTAGTAGAAATACTCATTATATGTTAACTGCAGAGGAAGCAGAGTTAGTTAGACAGGATGAAAGAGTATGGGACGTTGAACTAAAAGAAATATTAGACGCAGTCACTATTAAACCTCAAGGTTATTCTATAGACAATGGGCAGTTTGATAAAGACCCTTTTTCTAATGCAGACGATATTAATTGGGGATTACTTAGACATTCTGAAAGACAGAATAGAACTGACTGGGGATATGGTGATACTGTAAGAGTAACAGATAATTTAAATATCACTGCTTCAGGTAAAAATGTAGATGTTGTAATAGTAGACGGTCATATAGATCCAAGCCATCCGGAAATGGCTGCTAACTCAGACGGAACTGGTGGTTCAAGAGTACAACAATTTAATTGGTTTTCTTTAAATCCAGATATTGGTCAAGGTGCGGCAGGTACATATGTATATCCACCGTACATAGATGGAACTAATCCTGAGAGAACTGGCGATAATAATCATGGCATTCATGTAGCAGGTACAGCCGCAGGAAATACTTACGGTTGGGCAAGAGATGCTAACATTTATAATATCAGTCCTTACGCAACAAATCCAAATAGTGTTAGTAACTTATGGGATTATATTAGAGCTTGGCATAATACAAAACCAATAAATGCTGATACAGGTAGAAGAAATCCTACTATCACTAACCACAGCTACGGATCTAATATAAATGCAGGTGGCGCTGGAAGTAATTTCGGTAACGTAACGGCTATTAATTATAGAGGCACTACTTTTAACCCAGGGAGAGATTTAACTCAAGCTGAGCTACAAGCAAGAGGTTGTTATGCCCCTAACGCAGATGGTGAAATAGAGTTTTCTTTTTATTCGACTTCAATAAGAGCAGACGTACAAGATGCGATATCTGATGGTATTATCGTTGTTCATTCTGCTGGTAATAGCAGTTGGAAGATGGTAAAAACTGGCGATCAGGATTACAATAACGCAGCGTCTATACCATTCTCTGGTTCTTCATTCAACTTTGCTTTACATAGAGGTGGTTCTTTATCAAGTATTGATGGTGTAATAGTAGTTGGTGCTTTAAGTTATTTTAAAGATGACAGAAAATCAGATTTTAGTAACTGTGGTAATGCCGTAGATGTTTACGCGGCCGGTGAAGGTATCAATAGTTCTTTATTAACAGGTGGAGCTACAGACCCAAGAAACGCTTCTTATAGAGTTGGAAAATATAAAGGGACTAGTATGGCTTCTCCACAGGCAGCCGGTCTATTGTCTTGTTTAGCGGAAACTTGGCCTGGGATGACAAACAGTCAAGCGTCTGATTGGTTGGTATATAACGCAACACAAGAACTAATGTTTGACAGCGAAGCTGATGATGCAATGGATAGAACAAGTTTACAAGGTTCACCAAACTTAATGATGTTTTGGAAAAACGTAAGACCAGTTGACGGCGGAGTTTTCCCTAGGAATAATATTGCGTCAAGAGCTAATTTAAAACAAGTTTATCCAAGACCTAAAATAAGAAGAAAAGGTTAGCTGCTCTCTCATATAAATAATAAAAACTTATCAAGAATAATATTAACTCGGAACGATCATGGCAGAAATATTGACAACAAACTTTAAGACTGATACGACACGGTTGTTCGTGGACGACGTTTTAAGTAATGATTACTATTTGTTCGTATCTAGTATAAACGGTACAGAATCGGCAAATCATATCAGATCGACAAATGATTTTTTAGAAAAAACTTTATTTGGTAAACAAATTTTTAACAGCGATGTTTTCTTCATGATCAAGTATTATCCTTGGCAAAAAGATGATGTCTACGTACAATACGATGATGCTGAAGATTTAGAAGAACAGAAATTTTATGCAGTTGTTGGTCCTAATAATAATGATACCGGCGATTATCGAGTATATAAATGTTTATTTAATAATAACGATGCGCAAGTTACTTCACCGCCTAATTACGATGGACAGACCGCAGGTCAAATATATAGAACTGCTGATGGCTACGTATGGAAATATATGTATGCAATTTCAGAATTAGAATTTGAAGCTTACAATGCTTTAGGTTATATTCCTATCACAGGAACTTTTGAAACTGATCCGACCGCAAACACAGGTGGTTCTGAAATTGCTGAAATATTCGTAGAAAATCCTGATGTAAACTTAGGATATAAATCTGTATTTGGATCTATGAATGGATCACCTAATGGTTCTAGTTTAATAGTTATTCCTGGGCAAGTTCCTGCATGGAGCGAGCTTGATAATTATTATGCAGGCCAATCAGTTTATTTAACTAATCCTAGTGGTGTTTCTTTTCTATATGTTATAACGTTCTATGCGTATAACGAGAATACTGGTTTGGCAGAAATAAGAGTTGATGGAAATCCTGCTACCGATGGGGTTGCTAGTAACGCAAGTCTTAAAATACTTCCTACGATAGAAATTCTAGGTGATGGTTCTGGTGCTCAAGGTATTCCTAACATAGATAACAATGATCGCATTACTTCTGTTACAATGCTAAACAATGGTGTTGGATACAATAACGTAACAGTTAGAGTAATTGATCCATTATATGATTTCAAACCAGATGATCCTAATGATACAGATACAAGAGCAGATGTAAGAGCTATTCTTTCTCCTAAAGATGGTCATGCGTTTGATCTTATAGATGAATTTAAATGTAAACATTTCTTACTATACGCATATATTACTGCCGAAGACAATAACCAAATTGGTGCAACTAATACATATGCAACTGTTGGTATAGTAAAAAATCCAGAGTTTGCTAATACAGCGCCTGGAGTTTTTGATAACAGAATTGCTATTACAACAGACGATATTGGAAAGGTTGAAGAAAATACGATAGTAAATCAAATCGACGACAATAACGAAATCATATTTTCAGGGATTGTTCACGAAGTTGATTTATCAAGTAATACCATGTTTATCGCTGAATATAATGGCCCATACCAAAACGTGGGCAATACTGATATTTCTTTAGACACAACTGTTCCATTTAGAAATGAGACAGGTCAGACAATTGAAATAAATACACCAGTGGACAACAATATAATAAAATCAGAATACATACAAAGAACAGGCAAAGTGTACTTTATGGAAGACTTCTTCCCGCTTGCTCGAACTGATCTCTCACGCGAAGAGTTCAAAATCGTTCTTGAATTTTAAGGAAAGGACTATTTAGATGCCTATTAATACCGATCTTAATACAGCACCATACTTTGACGATTTTGACGTCGAAAACCAATACTATAGAGTATTGTTTAAACCTGGGTATGCAGTACAAGCTAGAGAATTAACTCAGCTACAAAGCATGTTACAATCGCAAATCGAGCAATTTGGTGATAATATCTTTAAAGAAGGTAGTATCATTAAAGGTTGTAACTTTACTCAAATCAGCGATCTTCAATTCGTTAAATTAACTAACAACGATAGTAACGGAAATAGTTTCGATCCTACTGTTTATGTTAGTGAAAGAAAGGTAGAAGAGATAGCAGGCCAAGAAGTAGAAATTGATTACGTATATGAAATAGAAGGTTCTACAACTGGTCTTAAAGCGCAAGTTATTTCTGCATCTCGTGGCTTTACTTCAAGAGCTCCTGAATTAAATACATTCTTTATTAGATATTTAAACTCTAATGAAACTAGCAATTATAAAGTATTCCAAAATGGTGAAACATTAACTGTTAACTTATATAAGTACAAAGTAAGTGCAGTAGATCCATTAGTCGATAGCGATTTAGGTATTGTCCAAATTTCAGTCCCAGCTGCTAGCATAGATGCAAATGCAACAGGTGCTTCTTACGGTATTAAAGCAAGTCCTGGTGTTGTATTCCAAAAAGGTCATTTCCTGTATGCTGACGATCAAACATTAGTTGTTTCAAAATATACAAACCAACCTGATAATGTTTCCGTTGGTTATAGAGTTCAAGAAGGTCTAATTTCAGCGTTACAAGATGCTGATTTATATGATAATGCAAACGGTTCAAACAATGAAAACGCCCCAGGTGCAGATAGATTAAGATTGATTCCTACTCTTACTGTGTTAGGAACTGCAGCCGCGGATACTGATCCTACGTTCTTTACTTTAATTAGATATCAAGCAGGTAATGAAGTTACGCTAAGAGATGTTTCTCAATACAACGTATTGGGCGAGGAATTAGCAAGAAGAACTTACGAAGAATCAGGAAACTATATTTTAAATGATTTTAAAGTGAAGACTGATGATCGTTTAGTTGGATCTAACAATGAAGTACATGCTTTATTAGGTTCAGGTACAGCGTATGTTAAAGGTTATAGAATCGAAAACAATGGTGAAAGACCATTTGTTATTGACCAAATAGAAACAACTGAGATCCAAGAAAATCAGCCAGTATCTTTTAGCTACGGCGGATATGTTGATGTATTAAGTTATAACGGTTATGGATTTATGGATCCAAACGAACCATTAGATTTATTAGATAATGGCGATACGAAAATAGGTGAAGCTTTTGTATTAAATGTAATGCCAAATAAAGCCTATTTAACTGGCGTAAGAATGGATACAGGAAAAGGTTTTTCTGACGTAATTAAAATAGACGGATCTAACGGCGAAATGGTAGTTGCGAATACTACGGTATCTGCTACATTAAAAGATAATAACAAAGCACCACTTGTTTTTGACACTGGTTTACTTAGCGTTAAAGAAACGACTGATACTATTGTTCCTGTAAGAACTGAATTAGTTGCTACGCATACTTCAAACCAAATTACAATTTCTGCATCTCCTGGCGAAGACTTCGCGGTTGATAACAGCGATATAGTTGTTCTTGATAGCACGGGTACATTTATTAACGTAACAAGTGTAACTACTACATTAAACGATTCACAATTAAATATTTCGTTAAATCCAGCAGATGGTGCAACTACTAATTTAACTGTTTACTTTAATAAACGTTTACAGAATATTGAACCTCATTCTAAAATTGTACATGAACCTTATGTAAAAGTTGTTCATAGCAATTCAAAAGATAAGTATAGCTTAGGTTTCCCTGATGTTTTTGAAATTCAAAGTATAGAAGATTCTGCAGGTACCGACTTTACTGATAGCTTCAGATTAGTAACAAATCAAAAAGATCAATATTATGATCTATCATATATGGAATATATTACCGGACGCCCTCGCCCAGCAGGAACGTTAACTATTCAACTAAAAGTGTTTGAAGTCAATGTTAATACTGGTGAATATTATTTCTCTATTAACAGTTATCCAAATACTTTAGATACATCTGATATTCCAGTGTACACTGGTTCTAATGGTGTTAGATATAACTTAAGAGAATGTTTAGATTTCAGACCGCATGTCGTAAAAGATAGTAATGTAGATTACACTGATACAACTCCTGCATCGGCTGGAACTGTGTCTGCAAATGTTGATGTAACTCCTCCTTCATTTATTGGAAATGGTTTAGGATTAATACCAGCAATTAACACATCTGTTACGACTGACATAGAATATTACTTAAGCCGTGTTGATGTTATTACTGTAGATTCATACGGTGAAATAAAATTAATTAAAGGTGAAGAAGAAAGATTTGCTACTCCACCTAAAGTTGATAGCGATAAATTAGTTGTTGCTGAAGTTACAATCCCTGGTTATCCTGCGCTTTCTAGAGCTGCTGCTGCAGTACAAAAGAAATCAGAATACGCAGTAAAAGCCAAATCGATTGGAATTAAAAACTTCACAATGAAAGATATCCATAACATGGAAAAGAGAATAGATACTTTAGCGTATTATACTTCTCTAAACCAATTGGAAACAGAAACTCAGAACTTAACTATTCTCGATGAAGATGGTTTATCAAGATTTAAAAATGGATTCTTAGTAGATCCGTTTAACAATTTATCTTTATCGAACGTAGAAAATGCTAAATTCAATGCAGCAGTACAGTTTAATCAAAAGATATTAACTCCGTCTTTGAAAACTTTCCCATTAGATTTAGAATATAAATCTTCAACAGGTACTTCTTTATTCTCTGCTGAGAATCCTAAAGTTGCTACCCTAGGAAGAAACGCAGATATTAGTATTTTAAATCAGCCTTATGCTTCTGAATTTAGAAACTGTGTATCTAACTTCTATCAATATAATGGTGTTGGTGCGTTATCTCCTGAATATGATGCTGCATATGATACAACGACAAACCCAGTTACTTTGGATATTGATCTAGAGTCTCCGTTTGAAGATTTCGTAGATAACATACAATCATTTTTACCACTGACTGATACTTCAGTTATTGCTGATAGATCAATTGAAAGAATTGGAAGACGTCGTGGATTTAGTACAACCACTCTTACTTCAACTACTACCGAATTAACCTCAGCGACTAGAACGTCAAATGAATTCGTTGGTGACTTTGTTACTAACTTCCAATTTAATCCGTTCATGTCTTCTCGTGAAGTTAAAGTTTACATGTCAGGATTGAGACCAAACACTCGCCACTACTTCTTCTTTGATGAAATCAATGTAGATGCGCATGTTATCCCAGGTAGTGCAGTTAATAAAGTAGAAGACGTGCAACGTTTTGGTTCTTTCGGCGATGCAGTTGAAACAGATAGCAATGGTGTATTACGAGCAGTATTTAAAATTCCTGCCGAAACATTTTATGTTGGCGATCGTGTTTTAGAAGTTGTTGACGTGGATCAATACGCAAGTATCGAATCTGCATCTACTTCTTATGGATTTAAAACATATAGAGCATATAACTTCTCAGTTGAAAGATCTTCTCTTACAGCGGCAACAAGAACCCCTGACTTTGAGATTTCTTCTACTACAACTACTCGCAACTTACCTAGAAGACCAGTTGTATTTGGTGATCCACTTGCACAAACTTTCTTTATTAAAAATGGTATGGGTAGAGGTTCAAATTCAGTATTCATTTCTAAAGTTGATTTATTCTTCAAACGTAAGAGTGATGTGAATGGAGTAACGGTAATGTTACGCGAGGTTGTAAATGGTTACCCTAGCGATCAGGTAATTCCATTCTCTAAAATTCACTATACGCCAAGTCAAGTTAATGTTTCTGATGATGCATCTTCTGCAACTACATTTACATTTGAAGCACCAATCAGACTTGATGTGGAAAAAGAATATTCAGTTGTAGTACAACCTGATGCTAATGATCCTAATTACTTAATTTATACTTCAAAAGTTGGTGGAACTGATTTAACTCCAGGCGCAACTCAAGGGCAAGCAATTGTTCAAGATTGGGGTGACGGTGTATTATTTACGTCTACTAACAACCGTGCATGGAAATCATATCAAGATGAAGATGTTAAATTTAATCTTTATCGTCATGATTTTAATGAATCATCTGGTACATTAACGTTAACAACTAAGAAACAAGAATTCCTTTCTGTTGACGATATCACTGGAAGATTTAATGTTGGTGAAACAGTTTATCAAGTTAAATCTTTGGTATCTCCAACAAGTCAAACAATAAGTATAGCACAAGGTACTTCTATTATCACCGGTACTGATTTAGATGCAACTTACTCAGTTGGCGATTATATCTTAGTACAAACTTCAAGTAATACAAATAAAGATATTTTTAAAGTTGTGAGCGTAGATAGTACTTCGCAAATCACCGTAAACAAACCAGCAGCTGTTGGTATATCAAATGGTAAAGGTGATCCTATTGTCGTTGGTACATTATCTTATTACGATAAGAGAACACCAAATGAAATGCACTTACAAGATAGTAGCGCTAAAACAGGTAGAAGATTTGATGCTAGTTTCGACATCGTAGGCTTTGATTCTGAGTCTACTGCTAACTTAGCAAGTGTAGATAATATACAGTTAAGTTACATTCAACCTATGATTTTAAAATCAAATGATTCTGTGTCGACTACAACGTTAACTGGTGAATTCGTTTCTCCTTCAGACGTAAATAGTTCATACACTACCGCAATGAAATTTAGCGATAATAATTACTTTAATAATAAAGGTGCTGTGTTATATAGTAAGTCTAATGATTTAGCTGATGCTAAACCTTTTGAATTAAATGTGAATATGACTAACGGTGGAAACTCTACTTCTACTCCTTTCGTTGATGTTGAAGTTTCTAAGTTAATTGCTTACCAATATAGAATTACTAATGATGCAGATACTACGTCTTCTTATATTTCTAAAACAATTGAATTGGCTGAAGATTTTGATGCAGAAGATATTAATGTAATATTAACAGGTTATCGTCCAGTTAATACTGATATTAAAGTTTACATTAAACCTCAAAATACTTTCGATAGTGATAACTTTGATGCTATTGATTGGATAGAGTTAGAGTTATTTGAAGGAGTTGGTGTTTATTCTTCTACTTCAAACATTAATGATTACAGAGAATTTAATTACAGAGTCGCCGATTCTGATAAAGATTCTAACGGTGCATTAACATACATTAGCAACGCAGGTACATTCTCAGGATACAGAAAATTTGCTATTCGTATTGATTTGTTATCTGACAATTTATATAATGCGCCAACATTGAAAGATTATAGAGGAATTGCATTAACATGATAAAAGATGATAAAAGTGGCGCCGTTTTGAATAATGACAAAGAGGCGCTTAATAAATATAAAGTAGAAAAGAAATATCGCAATAAAGTAGATAGGATGCAAGATGATCTTGAAGAGATTAGAGAATGCTTATCTAAAATTTGTCAAAAAATAAAGAGTTTAGAAGGGCAGAATTAAAATGGCCAAACCGTCAATTACAAATATCACAACTTCACAGACGTTTCAAAATTGGTTAGACAAAACCAATGAAATGGTAAACATATTTAAAAGTGAAGTAGTTACTGCGTCTTCAGGTGGCGATACCACTACAGGCGACGCTACGTTAGTTGGCGATTTCGAGGCAACTAATATAACTGCTGATACTTTATTATCAACCGACGCAATTGCATCGCAAACCGGTGGTGCTGAGATTGATTTTCAATCACCTATTGATATAACAGGTACAACTACTGCTATATGTGCAACATTCACATACGGTACATCTGGCGGGCAAACAAGATACACTGATGGAACTACTGCCTGGGATATTGGTATGGAAGATTCCACGGATGCGCATTTTATCATTAATACTGGTATAGGTGATAACAAATTTGAGCTATCGCCAGCAGGTACGTTATATGTTAAAAATATTATCGTAGATGGTGATATTACAGCAAATAATGTAGTTGGTTCATTAGGTGGTACAACTACTGATTCTATAGATGAAGGTTCAACTAATCTTTATTTTACAGAAGAAAGAGCAAGAACTGCAGTTACAAAGGCACACGTAGATAGTTTGGATGTAGATGCAGCATCAGTAGGTGGTGTAGAATTAGCGAACTTGGCTAGAACAGATCAAGTAGGTGAAATCTTTAGTGGGTACGTGCGTGCAGATGGAGGCTTTACCACACTTAAAGGTTTAACGACTGGAGAAACAATTGTCGCTAAACAGGATATTACTACATTATTAGATGTGAATTGTACTAATGTGAATTGCACTGATATAAGAGCAACTGGCTCTGTTATAACTGATTATAGCACATCTGATATAAATTTAAAAACGGACTTAGAAGTAATAGATAGTCCTTTAGAAAAAATTGAATTGATAAACGGTTATACATACGCTCTTAAAAAGAGACCTGATGAAAGATTAACTGGTTTGGTAGCTCAAGAATTAGAAGAAGTATTACCTGAAGCCGTTTTTGTTTTTGAAGATGACGATGGCACTGATCGTAAAGGTATTAATTATGGAAATACAGTTTCTCTTCTTGTCGAAGCGATTAAAGAATTAAAACACAAAGTTGAAGAATTAGAGCGTAAGACTGGCGATAAATAATGTTAATATCATATCGCTAATATAGAATGGTCTACAGTGAGCAGTCTTAGTGTAATAAAAATTAAAGGAAGAAGGTAGACTCATATATGTCTAAGATTTCAGAACTCGGGCCGATTACAGGCGCCAATACAAGAACAGAAGATCTTTTTGTTATCGTTAACCTAGTACAAGGTGATGATGGCACAAAGAACATTTCACGTAAAGAACTTGTAGAGGCAATTCAGTACGAAATATTCTCAAGAATCACGATCACTGGCGGAACAATATCCGGCGTTGAGATGTCGGATTCTCTTATTTTTGATGTAACAATCAATGACTCAATCATTAACGATAACGTAATTAATGATTCTACCTTAAACAACAGTACAATATACACTGCTTACGCAAATAACGTCACGATGGAAAACTCCACGATTGACGAATCAGAAATTTCTAACTCTTCTTTTGCGAACGGTTCATTAACAGATTCTACAGCAGATAATCTTACTATTATCAATTCTTCCTTTGCGAATGGTTCTGTTGAAGATTCAACTGCAAATAATGTAACAATTACAAATTCTAGCTTTGCAGACGGATCTATCGAAGATTCAACTGCAAATAATGTAACAATTACAAATTCTATTTTTGAAGACGGTTCTATTGAAACTGCAACCGCTAACAACGTAACAATTACTAATTCTTCTTTCACCGATGGTACATTAGCTGACTCTGACGCAAATAATTTAGTTATTACCAACTCTGATTTTACAGACGGTACACTAGCCGATTCAGATGCAAATAACTTAGTCATTACTTCTTCTGAGTTTAATAATGGTACTGCTGACAGCGTAATAATTACGAATTCCGAATTTAACGAAGGCACTGCTGACGATGTAACAATCACGAATTCTGAGTTCAATCAAGGTAATATTACTGAAGTAAATGTTGATGATGCCACTATTGTCAATTCAGATTTTTCTGATGGTACAGGCAATAATAATGTATTTACTAACACAACAATAGATCAAGGTGAAATTACTAATTCTGTCATTTCAAATACAGAATTCCAAGGATCTATGGATAATGTTGTCGCTACCAACTTACAGATTTCAAGTTCATCTGCAGCGGGTCTTGACCAAAGACAATCAACGTTTGATGATGGTAAAGTAACTGGATCTACGTTCGACAATGGTGAAATCACAAATTCAACATTAACTGATATTGATTTAAATCTTACTAAGAAATTTGACGAACCACAAATTGACGAAGATTCTTATTTTGCATTAAAAAATAACATAACTGGCGAAACAGAACAGTTCAGCTACAAACAATTCTTTGATGAAATTTCAAAGACTGTAGAAAAATCATTAAAAGTACACGTTGCCGTAGATGGTGATGATTCCAACCCTGGTACAATATTACAACCAGTACAAACATTAGAAAGAGCTGCTGAACTTGCTTTAGAAAAAGCAGGCGGTAAATATGATCGTAACGATGTTAATAATGCAGTTCATATTTCTTGTGGCCCTGGTACATATTACACAAAAGGTAATGTTGCTTTACCTGATGATTGTTCTTTATCTTCAACATCAGGACAATATGCGACAGTTATTCAAGCACTTCCTGGGTACGAAAGAAATAACGCAATTCTAGTTGGTTCTGGTTGTTATGTTCAAGGTTTCTCATACTTAGGTTGGGAAATTGACAACTTCGATTATCCAGAAGGTGGTTTTGGTGTTGCATATCGCCCAGGCGCTAAATTACGTCGTTCTCCATATTTACGAGATTCCACACAGTTATCAAACTTCTTACGTGAAGATGTTGAAGCACCTTTAGTACCATTCAACTCTAAAGGTGGTATTTCTGATTTAGGTACCACACTTTATATACAATCACACTCTGGTGATTTTGCAGAAGGTGATGAAGTTACATTCTCAAGCGGTGCTACTGGGTTTATATCGACTGCTGATTATTTGGTTTCAGATGACGAATTATTTGTACGTAACATTAAAGGTACAATTTCAGATGGCGATTTATTATTCGCAGAATCTGGTGGTACTGCAACTATTGATACGGTTGGTCCTGAAGATTTCCCTAATGCGTTAGTTGGTCGTGGTGGTGGTTGTGTACTTGCAGATAGACGAGTACTAGATCCTGACTCGTTATATACTTACGTATTATGTTTCGGTTTTACACCACGTACGCAAAACGGTATGGGATATGTTGCTCGTGACGGTGCTGGTATTAACGGTATCGGTTCACTATCAATATTCGTACGATGCGCATTCTATGCATTGAACGGTGGCCAAATGACTCTGAATAACTCAGGTACTCAGTTTGGTGATATCTCAATGCGAGCTAAAGGTTCAACTGTCGTATTTGCTCCTAAAGAAATTAGCGATTCTAATGTATTATTACAAAACACTGTATTCGCTGATACGCTAGAAGAACAATCTGAAATCATTATAGATGATGTTGTTGAATTCTTAACAGCAAATACTGCGGCAGGCGGTTTAGGTTATCAAGCATACGATGCAGATAAATGCGAACGTGACTCAGGAATTATCGTTGATCGTGTTGCGTTGGATATTGCTACGCAATCAAACTACTGGGGTCGTTTGGCAGGTATTACTTACCGTTCACCTATCTCGTATACAGTTATCAACGAGCAATTAGATGAAACTACAGGTGCTATAAGACACCTTAAATCTGAACTGACAAGTACATTCGAAAACGCAGATCAAGCTGTTGTAGACGCTGTTAACACATCATTTAATGAAATATTAAACACAATCGAATATGGCGAAGAGTACGCAAGTCCTATTATCTTTACTGATACTGGAGACATTGCTAAGACTGCATCTCGAGAGTTATTACAAGATAACAGAACATTAATTCAAGATGCCACAATTGATTGGATCGAAAATAACGACGAGTTCTTCTCATACGATAGCGTAAAATGCCGTCGTGATACAAAAGAATATATCTTACCTGCTGTTGAATTAGATATGCAGTTAGATACAAACTACAATGCGGTAACTGCAGGTAATGCTTATTATATGGCAACTGCTTCTAAGGTTGTAGAAAATCAAAGAGAAGAAACAATTGCTGCATATAATCGTTTGAAAGACCAAACGATGGAATTAATTGATAACGCAAATACTTATTTAGCAACATCAAGAGCTGATAAAGCATTAAGTGAAATTGTTAATATCATTAACGATGGCGATAAGACATATACTCCTAGCAGTGCTGCGTATGATCCAGTATCTGGTTTGTTTACAATCACATTAGGTGACCATGTTTTAGTTGAAGGTTCAAGTATATTACTTACTCCTAACAGCTTTACATTTACTTGTGGTTCAGACGGCGATCGTTCTACAATTACACATCCTCGTTTAACAGATCCTGCTTACAATCAGCCATTAAGAATTATTTCTACGACTGATACTACGGTTACTGTAAACGTAGGTACTTCTACTGAAACATCAACTCATACATTTATTAAAGCTGATGCGTCGGCAGTGCAAGTTGTTGCTTCTAAAATTTACTTCAGTGATGATACTGGTATCGCTGCTGATAAACGCAACGCAAGAATACAATTACAAAATAATAGAACATATATCCAAGATCATATCATGGGTTACATCGATGATAACTATTTCGTATATGATAGTGAAAAATGTCAACGTGATACTAAAGATTATATCTTGCCTGCAGTACAAAGAGATCTATTATTAGGTACTAACTTTAACGCAATCCAAACAGGTATCGGTTATTATTCTGCAACAGCGAGTGAAGTTGTTGATGGTCAATTGCCAGAAACTGTTGCTGCTGTTGGTGAATTAAAACAGTTAGTTGCTAATAACGTATTATCTGATGCAGATTCAATTGTAAGAACTGATGCTGCATTTAATGAAATCATTGATATTATGAACAACGGTTTAACTGCAGTAAATGATATTACTTGGTCAAACCCAACAACTGATTTAGAATTCTTTACTCCAACAACTGCTACTTATGACCCATTAACTGGTGATTCTGTAATTACAATCGCAAGTCATGGTTTACAAGTTGGCGATAATATTATGATTAGACCGAACGGTTTAACATTTGAATGCGGTTCTCCTGCTGAAGAAATATCTCATCCACGTGTAGGTGATCCTGCATACGAATCAGCGGTCGAGATTACTGCAGTTACTACTGATACAATTACAGTAAATGTTGGTGATGCAAATGGTTATACTGGTGCTCATACATTCGTTAGTGCAATCAGTCAAGCAATTGTTAAAGTATCAATTACAGAAGACGGTTCTAATGCTCGTAAGCAATTAATGGCTAACAGAACATTTATTCAAGAAGAAATATATGCATGGATCCAAGATAACTATTTCGGTTATAAAGGTGACAAATGCGCAAGAGATGTTGGTTTAATTTTAGATGCAGTAAGACGAGATGTTCAAACTGGTTCTAACTTTAATGCAATCTTCGCAGGTTTAGCATATCGTTCTGGTAACGCAAGTACTGATGCTGTAATCAACGAACAATTAAGTGAAACTGTAGATGCAATTAACTTTATTAAATCTAGAATTTCTAACGAATTATCTGGTACTCCATTAACAAGAGCAGGCGCTGCTTTTGATGAAATCATCGATATCATGGAGAATGGTACAGGTAATGCGGATTCAATTGATTTAGGTTCAGGTGATTTAACAGTTGAACGTTCAGCTGCAGTAGATTCATTACAGAATAACAAAACATTCTTACAAGATGAAATCACAGCTTGGATTGCAGAAACTTATCCTTCATTAACTTACGATGTAGCTAAATGTGAAAGAGATGTTGGTTACTTAGTTGATTCTATATCGTTTGATATTAAGAATGGCGGTAATACTGCAGCAATTAACAACGCAAGATTGTATTTTGATAATGCGGTAAGTATATTACCTGAAGGACAAAAGGTTCCTACTGCAAAAGCATTTAAACATATCGCGCAAGTTGCCGAAGATATTGTACAACAAAGAGAAGTTACGCCAACGACAGGTAACACCACTTCTCAGGTATTCTCAACTGGTCTAACTCCAACCGGAGCAACTTACGATGTAGCAACGGGTGTTACTGTACTTACATTAGGTGCAGGTCATGGATTGGTTACCGGCGATTACATTGTCATAAGTGAAGAAGGAATTACATTTGAATGTGGTTCTCCTGCAGTTCAAATATCGCATCCTAGAGCTACAGATCCTGCTTTCAATAATCCATTACAGATTTTAGCAAGTGATTCTACTACGATCACTGTTAACGTTGGTGATGCAAATGGTTACACAGGCGTTCACGCGTTCGTCAGTGCAACTTCAGGATCGGTCAAACAATCATATGTCGTAGAAGGTCAGGAAGCAAATGATCTAGTATCAATCGTAGCCGATATGATTGAAGACGACGATTTTGGTAAATTACCTGCTATTGAAGAACCTGCTCATACAAATGGTTTAGAATATACTGAAGCAAACAAAATTATCTTTGGTCAAACTGCATTCTTACAAGGCGAAGTAATTGAATTCTTAGCCGATAATAACGACGGATTGGCATACGATCAAGATTTATGTTATAGAGATATTGGTTACATCGTTGACGCAATTGCGCAAGATGTTGAATACGGTGGAAATGCTGCAACTGTTAATGCTGCTACATTCTACTTCAACAATGCGGTAAATATTTTACCGGTCGAACAACGTGAACCGACAAGACAAGCTTACTTATATCTTGGTAACATTTTAGATAATATCATCCGCGAAGTAACAGTAACTCCTACGACAGGAAATACTGCAACTCAAGATAAGTCAGGTACTCCTGGTTCTGTATCTATCGCAGCTGAAGCAAACAGTTTAGCACAGATTGTCGCTAACACTGTTGATAATTTATCTCCGCTAGAATTACCAAGTGTATCAGGCGCTCCTGCATACAATCCTAGAAAGGCATTTGCTCGCAAATCTCTACAAGCAAATAAAGCATTCTTACAACAAGAAGTTATATCGTATCTTAATGACAGATACTTTACTTACGATGGCGAAAAATGTAAGAGAGACGTTGGTTATATAATGGATTCAGTTAAACGTGATGTTAAGACTGGTTCTAATTTCAACGCAATCTTTGCTGGTTTAGCATATCGTTCAGGTACTGTTGGTTCTACATTGGTTGTAGAAGATCAGTTAGCAGAAACAGTTGCAGCGATTGAAAATGTAAGAGATGATGTCGTTGACCAAGTGGAAGGTGTAGGTGCTAAAGAAGACACGACTGACGCGTTTAATGAATTAATTGATATTATGACTAACGATGTCGCCGCTGCTGATACTATCAACTTCGGTAATTTCTATGGAAGTGTTGCTAGAGTAAATGGTAGAGTACAGCTACAAAATAACAAAGCATTCTTACAAGCTGAAGTTACTGCTTGGATTGCTGATAATTATCCTAGCTTATCATATGATTCTGCTAAGTGCGAAAGAGATGTTGGTTATATCTTAGATTCAGTATCTTGGGATGTTCAACATGCAAGTAACACTGCATCTATCAATAACGCAACAATTTATTTTGAAAATGCGGTTAGTATATTACCGTTAGATCAACGCGCGCCGACTGCTGCTGCATTCGCTCACTTGGCGTCTGTTGCTGGGGATGTTGCCAACGAAACTGTAGTTACTCCTACGACAGGTAATACTGAGACTCAAGACTTTAGCGGTTCAGTCGCAGGTTCTGCTGTAGCTGCTGAAATTGAAGATTTAATTGCTATCATTACCGATGCAGTTACTGCTAACTCTTTATCTTCTCTACCTGATGCGATCGAACCAGCAGGTTTAGGTACAGGTTATACTGAAGAATTAAATACTGCATTTACGACAATAGATAATGCAAAAGAATTCGAACAAAATACTGTTCTTGATTTCTTAGCAGAAAATTACAATGCATTACCTTACAACGAAGCAAAATGTAAGAGAGATGTTGGTTATATAATCGATGCAGTATCTCACGATATTCAATACGGAGGCAACGCCGCAACTGTTAACGCTGCAGGTATCTACTTCGAAAATGCAGTCAATGTATTACCAATTGAACAAAGACAACCTACTAAAGATGCATTTGAACATCTAGGTTCAGTTGTTGAAGATATCGTACAAGATTATGCTATCACTGCTTCTGCAGGAAACACGGAAACACAAGATAGAACAATTTTACCGGCGAGCCCAACAATTGCTGCATCTGCTAAAGCGTTAGTACAAATTATTGCTGATATTGCCGATGATACAGACGATACTGGATTACCTGTTAGAATTGATCCTAACGTATCTTGGGTATCTTCAAACTATGTTACTTCTAAAGAGTCAATTGAAGATGAAGTAAACGATTTAGTAGAAAGTACAATAGATTTCATCTCTAATACGCAAGATGGATTAAGCTTCCCTCGTAACAAGTGTCGTCGTGATATTGGTTTCTTAGTTGATGCAGTATCTCACGATGTTCAATACGATGGTAACTATGCTACAAGAATAGCAGCAGGTATCTACTTCGAAAATGGTATAAGTGTATTACCGTTTGATACGAGAGAGCAAACTGCTGAAATCTACGATTACTTAAGCAATCTTGTTAGTGATATCGTACAAGAAACTGATACTAATAACCCGTTGTACACAAGTACTTTACAAGATGTAACTGGAACTCCGGCTACGTCAACTGAAGGTGATAAGGTTAAATCTTTAATTGCTATGATTGAAGACGTAATCAGAGAAGATAGTTTAAATGCGTTACCTCCTTTAGAATTACCTGATACTTCTTGGGTTGATTCTGAACTAACCGATGCTGCTTACTTAATTGACCAAAATACAGCTGATCTTGCTGATGACATGATTGAATATTTACATAGCGAGTTTGATGTATTAGATTACAATAAAGCGAAATGTCGTCGTGATTTAGGATACTTAATTGATGCATTCAGTTATGACTTAAACTACGGTGGCAATTCAGCAACAAGATGGAATGCTGATTTCTACTTCTGGGGTAACACATATCGTATCCCTGAAGATCAACGAGTTGCTACTGCTAAAGCGTATCGTAAACTTGGCGAAATCTGTAAAGACGTAGTAATAGGACAACTTGACGGACAAGTAGCAAATGGCGAACTAGGTACGTTGGTTGAAGCCGATAAGGTATATGACTTGGCAGATGTCTTCTACAGAACTCATATAAATAAAGATGTAGAGGAATTACCGGTACTTATTGAACCTGATATGAATTGGCAGGAAGATAAGTTAATATTCGCTAAAACTGTATTGAATAATTTAAGAATTCGTAATAACCTTGCGATGGAAGTTGTAAGATTTGTTAATGCCGAATATGAGTTCGTTGATATTAATTTAACAAGACGCGATGCAACAAACTTAATTAAATCTATTGCCAATGACTTTAGATACTTCAATGCAGCATTTGACGAGTATGGATCTCAGAAAGCTACAAGAACTTTTGTTTCTTCATTGTTTGATTATGATGGAACTCATGTATTCCCAGTATTTAATCCACAAACACAAGGGTTAAAATATAAAGGAACTGTAAATCAAATTGCTGACTTACAGGATATAACTGAGAAAAAACCAAATCATGCTTACATTGTAGCAGCTGACATCACCACGAATAAATATTCCGGAGACGTTTATTATTGGAATGGAACAACTTGGGTTAACGATGGCGCTAACAATACTGCGTTATTACAAGCATTCTATAAATCGTGGCAACGTATGAGAGATTTCATTAAGTCAGAATATACTCCTGATGCTGCTCACGATGCTATGATTGAAGCTTTATTTAACGAAGCGTTAATTGACAATGTATTAGTTCCTGAAACGTTAACATTTGGTTCATTAGTTGAGTCAATTGCCCACCAGTTTAACGGTGCATCGGCAGGTGTTAACAGAACGGCGCTTCCTCTAAACTTTAGAAACTTGGGTGCTGCTATTTCAGCTAAAGCATCCGTACTCTCGGAAGATGGTGGTCGTATTCGTTGGTCAGGTGCTGATGAATTGAATAACCAATACTTCGCAAGAGGATTAAGAATTAATGGTAGAACTGGTCGAATTGAAGGTAGACCATTTACGTCATCGGTAAGAAAACTCGCGAGACGTGCATCTAACAGTAGAGCAATCATATAAGGCAACGGAATAATGGCAAACACTAATATCACAACTATAACAACATCACAGGCGCCGGACGCAAAACCGGTCGCCAAAAATCTATACGTTACTACGAATTGGCAAGTGGTGATTGACGTGCCAAACTATGAGGTTCCGGAACTTGTTTTTGGTGGATCGACAACAGTTGAGCCAGGTGTTGGTGAAGTTATCAGTCCACTTATTGTATGTAACACTACTGCAAATACTGCATCTCTTGATGTTAGAGTATACAGAAACTTAGAAAATACTACATATTACATGGTAAGAAATATGCAGGTTCCAAGTTATGATACAATTCCAATTCCGTTAAATGGTCAATTCTTTAAAACTGGTGATACACTAGAAATAATGAGTGATACTGATTACGCTTTACACGCAACGTTATCATTCACCTTAGGTCAGTCGGAGGAAGATGATGTCGAGTAGACTCAAGACGCTAGGCGGTAAAACGCAACTATTAGGGCAAGGTGTCCCGCAACAATTTCCTATCCAATTAGATCCTGCGCCGTTTGAAGGTGCAATGGTTTATACTACCACCGGCGAAATAAGATACTCTAATGGCATAGATTGGCTCGAGATATCTGGTGCACAAGGTACAACTGGTATTCAAGGTGCACAAGGTACACAGGGTGTTCAAGGTGATTATGGCCCTGGTTTTACTATTATTGGATCAGTTGCTGATGTAGATACAACTGGAGATCCAGACGCTTATTTACAAACACAATTTCCAACTGCTACTATCGGTGAAGGTGTTATTGATGAAACAGATCAAGAACTGTGGATTTGGGATGGTACTAACTGGATTAATATCGGATCGTTTAGAGGCGAACAAGGTCTTCAAGGTGTCCAAGGTAACCAAGGTGTACAAGGTGCAATAGGTTACGAAGGTATTCAAGGTGAACGTGGTTATCGTGGTTTCCAAGGTATTCAAGGCATTCAAGGTGTCCAGGGCGTTCAAGGTGATTTAGGTTTCCAAGGTACTCAAGGTTATCGTGGCGTTCAAGGGTTCCGTGGTATCCAAGGCGACTTAGGTATTCAAGGTGCAATTGGTTTCCAAGGTCTTCAAGGTATTCAAGGACCGCAAGCATTCCAAGGTGTCCAAGGTCTTCAAGGTTTACAAGGTTTCACTGGTGTTAATTCAGGATTAACTTTAGAATATAGACAACTAATTGATGTAGTAGAATCTGACCCAGGCACAGGTAATTTCATACTTAATAACAATGATCTATCTCTTTCTACTCGCATGTGGATTGATGATGAACAGATCAACGATGTGGATGTCCAAGGGTTCCTAAGAGCTCTAGATGAACCCGATTCAGAAAATAAAGCGTTCATAAAGATAACATTATTATCAAATCCTTCTAAATTTGCTTTCTTTTCAATACAGGAAGTTACAGAAGAAATTGGTTATTTTGAATTTGAAATAACTTATATTGATGGTAGTGCGGTTAAATCGGACTTCGTAGAAATTATCGGTCCAACTACTTACATGTATCCAGTCGCTTTATCTTTCTCGCTAAGTGGTGACCAAGGTATTCAAGGTGAACAGGGTTTCCAAGGTTCGCAAGGTACACAAGGAATTCAAGGTCTTCAAGGCGTTCAAGGTCTACAAGGTTTCATTGGTTCTCAAGGTGTTCAAGGACTACAAGGTCTTCAAGGTTATACCGGCGAATATGGTGGTGTAACATTTGAGTATACTTACAACCAAACTGATATTACAAATTCAGACCCGACAGCAGGTTTCTTAAAAGGTAACAATGCTGTGTTGGGCGATGCAACACAACTTTATATCGATGTTGAAGATAGAGACAGTGTTGTAATTAATGATCTACTTGCTGGATTCTATGCTTCTACTAACCCAACAAATAAAGGCTATTTAAAATTATCTGATGCGTCGGATGCTTACACTTATGCTTTATTTGAAGTTACAAGTGGTTCTTTAGTTGGAGATGCCGCAACTGGATATCATACAATAAATGTTACTTCTTTAGTAGCAGGTCAAAGCTTTCCAAATAACTCAGACTTCCGTATATCGTTTATAAGAACTGGTGACCAAGGCGTTCAAGGTACTCAAGGTATCCAAGGAATGCAAGGTTCACAAGGCGTCCAAGGTGGACAAGGTACCCAAGGTGTTCAAGGTTCACAAGGCGTCCAAGGTGTACAAGGCTTCCAAGGTCTGCAAGGAGTACAAGGTTCTCAGGGCCCACAAGGCACTCAAGGCATTCAGGGTACTCAAGGATTCCAAGGTGTTCAAGGAGTTCAAGGTCCACAGGGTTTACAAGGTCTTCAGGGCGTTCAAGGTGTTCAGGGTTTCCAAGGACTACAAGGAGTACAAGGGTTACAAGGACCTCAAGGAACGACTGGTATTCAAGGTCTTCAAGGTTTACAAGGACTGCAAGGTCATACCGGAGATCATGGTGGTATAACATATGAATTCTTATTTGACGATGATCGCGATACAGATGTAGCTCCAACTGCAAGAAGCTGGAAAATAGATTCTAATGATATATCGACTGCAACTACATTAGCAATTGACGATATTCCTAATAATCAATATTCAAATCAATTAGACGAATTATATGATTGGTTAGACGCAATCGACGGTCCTCGTAAGTTTACGATGGTTATTGAAAGTTCTGCTGATAATGATGGCCCTGCTGGTCACCATTTTGTAATATATGAAGTTAGTGATGTAACATGGGATAGCGTATCTAAGAACTGGGCTAAATTTTCAGTTTCTTATATTGCATCAGGTGCAGTTCCTTTAGATAATTGGGATAACGTTTTATCTGATCATGGGCCAGATACTGTCATTACTTTCGTACCTTCCGGTAATACTGGCGCACAAGGCGTTCAAGGTATGCAAGGTCTTCAAGGACTACAAGGTGTTCAGGGTCTACAAGGACCACAAGGTCCACAGGGTGTTCAAGGTACTCAAGGATTCCAAGGTGTTCAAGGACTACAGGGTACAACTGGTATCTTTGGTGGTTTATCCTTTGAATTTACTTTCAACCCAGCAACTGATACATTCCCTGCTAATACCGGTGAAGTAAAAGTCAATAATTCAAACCTAACAATCGGTGATAGAATTACTATCAGTGATGACGATAGAAATGGTACCGACATACAAGGTATTTTAAATTCTATTGACGTAGGTACAAACCCAGTTAAAGGTTTCATAAGAATAGTTGAACAAGACGATGTAACTAAATATGCAACTTATGAAATATCTGATCTGCAAGAAGGGTTAGGTTCTTGGGCAATATTCGTAACATATTTGTCAGGAAGTGCAACATCTGCAGACTTTACAACTGATTCTAATGTTATTGTTACATTCTCAAAAGCTGGTAATATCGGTGAACGTGGTCCGCAAGGCGTACAGGGTATGCAAGGTTTCCAAGGACTACAAGGTCTTCAAGGACTACAGGGTGCCCAAGGTCTTCAAGGTTTACAAGGACTGCAGGGTTCTCAGGGTGTTCAAGGTATTGAAGGTTCTCGAGATTATGCAGTTTCAAATAATGGTAATTCTGATTGGATTGTAGATGGCGTTAGCGGTAATCCTACTCTTAGATTATTAAGAGGATTCTCTTACGTATTTACTGTAGCAGCAACAGGTCATCCATTCTTTATTAAGACTGACCCTGGTACAGGAACAGGCGATCGTTATGATGATGGTGTTTCTGGGCAAGGCGTTGAAAATGGCAAGTTATTTTTTAGAGTACCTTCTGATGCGCCAGATACTTTATATTATCAATGTTCTAATCATACAGCAATGGTTGGCATATTATCAATTAGCGATTTAGGTCCTATTGGTCCGCAAGGTCCACAAGGAACTCAAGGTGTTCAAGGTATTCAAGGTGGCCCAGGTACATTCGGCGGTCTAACATTTGAATATAACTATAGCGATTCTACTACTGATTCTGATCCTGGTGTTGGTAACGTAAGATTTGATAATTCAACATTATCTTCAGCTACTGGATTGTATATTGATGATAGAGATATAAATTTCACATCTTTAGAAGCTTTCTTTAGATCAACAGGTGAACCTTTATCTGCAGTAAAAGGTCATATCGTAGTAACAGATAAAGCACAACCTTCATTGTTTGCGGTTTATGAGTTTAGCGATGTTGCTGAAAAATCTGGTTACTTTGACTTTACTTTAAATTATACAAGTGGTTCTGTATCTGGATTTGATGATGGCGACGGTTTAATCATTTCGTTTACTCGTACAGGTGATCGTGGTTTCCAAGGTATTCAAGGTTTCCAAGGCACTCAAGGTGTTCAAGGTACTCAGGGATTCCAAGGACTTCAAGGTGAAAGAGGTACTGGCGCTCAAGGTGCTACTGGTTCTCAAGGTATTCAAGGTAATTTAGGCGTTCAGGGATTACAAGGCACTCAAGGTATTCAAGGTTCTCAAGGACCTCAAGGCGTTCAAGGTGAACGTGGTTTCCAAGGTGAATCTGGTTTCGTTGGGGCATTAGGCGCGCAAGGTATCCAAGGTGTTCAAGGCGAAAGAGGATTCCAAGGTGTTCAAGGTACAACTGGTGATGCCGGTTTAGATGGACAACCAGGTGATACCGGAGCCGATGGTCCACAAGGTATTCAAGGTATTCAAGGTACGCAAGGTTTCCGCGGTGAAGAAGGTGAAGGCGGCGAACAAGGTCTTCAAGGTGAACGTGGTTTCCAAGGTATTCAAGGTATTGCTGGTGTTGACGGTGTACTAGGATCTCAAGGTACACAAGGTATTCAAGGTGTCCAAGGTGGTTCTGGTAATACTGGTATTCAAGGTGGTTTAGGTTTCCAAGGTACTCAAGGACTCCAAGGTGGTCGTGGTACAGGGGCACAAGGTGTTCAAGGTAATCAAGGTTTCCAAGGTATTCAAGGTGGTCCTGGTGTTGGTGCTGATGGTCCGCAAGGTACCCAAGGTCTTCAAGGTATCCAAGGTAATTTAGGTTTCCAAGGGGAAATTGGCGAAGGTATCCAAGGTCCATTAGGTTTCCAAGGTGTTCAAGGTACTCGCGGTGCTGGTGACCCTGGTGTTCAAGGTGTTCAAGGTGTTCAAGGCCCATTGGGTATTCAAGGTGTCCCAGGAGCTGGTTTACAAGGTGAAACTGGCGCCCAAGGTGTTCAAGGTACACAAGGTTTCCAAGGTCTTACCGGTGAAGGTGCACCAGGTGCTCAAGGCGAAGCTGGCCCACAAGGTCCTATAGGTCTTCAAGGTCCTGATGGGGGAGGTGGTGCCCAAGGTGCTACTGGTCCTCAAGGCGTACAAGGTGATTTAGGTTTCCAAGGTGCTGCTGGCGCCGGTGAACAAGGTCTCCAAGGTATACAGGGTATACAAGGTCCATTTGGTGCACAAGGTATAGCTGGTAATGACGGAAATGGTATTCAAGGTGCTCGTGGTCCTCAAGGTACAGCTGGTGAAAATGGTGACCAAGGTCTCCAAGGTCCTATTGGCGAAGGTTCACAAGGTGCTCGCGGTTTCCAAGGTTTTACTGGCGAATCAGGCGGTTTAGGTGTTCAAGGTTATCGTGGTTTCCAAGGTGCTCAAGGTTCTGCTGGATCCGATGGTGTTGGGGGTACTCAAGGTCCTAGAGGTTTCCAAGGTGCACAAGGTATTGATGGTGCTAACGGTATTGATGGCCAAGATGGTGCTATAGGACCGCAAGGTACAACCGGTATTCAGGGTAACTACGGTATTCAAGGTTTCACTGGTATTCAAGGTTCTGCAGGTGCTCTCGGTGTTGATGGTGTTGACGGTGAAGACGGTGCACAAGGTCCTGCTGGTCCACAAGGTGCTGACGGCATACAAGGTTTAATTGGACCGCAAGGTGCTGACGGTGGTGGTGGTGATGCTGGTGAAATTGATGTAGAAAACATTTACCTAACTTCATTACAATCAACTGCAATGTTCATACCATTTATTGAAGCAGGTTCTGGTCCGAGACAACTATATGGTACAACCGGTCCAAACCCAGGTGGTGAAGCTAACTTTATTTACACTGCAACAAATGACGAGTTAACAGTTGAAAACTTACAGGTAGAAGGTAACCTTAATGTTGTTGGTACGATAACAGGTAACTCTCTCGGTGGTTTCGATGGTACCGCTGTCAATATTCAATCAGCTAACTCTTTTAGATTTAATGATAGTATTCCGTTATATTTTGGTACTGACGAAGATATTACTATATCATGGGATAATACGTCAGGCGAATTAAGATTCGATCCATTGGCATCCACTGATTCATTCAGATTTAGAAACGCTGCTGGAACCGATATATTCTCAATTTTCCCTGAAGATAATGGCGCTTCTTGGGATGCAGGTGTGGTAATGGGTGGCGATTTATTTGCCAGTGGTGATATTATCGCAGGAGGAGACTTCAACAGTTTATCTGATGCGAGAGTTAAAGAAAACGTTTATACTATTGATTCCGCGCTTGATAAAGTAAACAATCTACGTGGTGTTTATTATAACAAGATCGGCGAAGAAGATAGAAAAGTAGGTGTTATCGCACAGGAAGTTGAAGAAATATTACCTGAGCTGGTAAGAGAAGATAAAGAAGGTATTAAATCAGTTGCTTATGCTAACATGGTTTCCGTTCTTATCGAAGCAGTGAAGGAATTATCGGCTGAAGTTGAAAAACTGAAGAAACTTTAATTCGCAATAATAAATGAAAGAGGGCTTCGTCTTCGTTGCCCTTTTTTTATAAATAGAATTAAAAAGAGAATTCAACATGGCATCCAGAGCAAACATTTACATAGATCAAGGTACAGACTTCAGAACAACCATAGAGATGTTCGACGCTGACGACGACGAGTTGGTAATAAGTACATATGACTTTTTTGCCAGCATGAAAAAAATATATTCAACCACTACTTTGTTGAATTTCGCAATAGAGAAAAGTGGTAACGACATCACTCTTGTTCTAACCGACGAACAGACTGCTTCTTTCAAGCCTGGGAAATACCAGTACGATGTTATTATGAGAAAACCAACCGGTGAATTGACGAAAGTTGTTGAAGGGTTAGCGTTCGTGGTAGATACAATCACGGAGGTTTAATGAGCATCAAAGTCAAAGTTGGTGGTTCTAAAGCAATTAGAGCAGTACCAAAACAAGAGACATCAACACCTATCGTGGCTGCTGGTGAAAAAAGACCAGTCATAGTTCCAGATTCTGTCGCACTAGGTGTTGACACTACAGGAAATTATGTAGAGAACATCTTCGCAGGTGATGGGATTATCGTATCTGGTAATACATCAGTAGAAGGTGCTAACCTTGTTATACACCACGCAAATACTTCATCAGCAGAATCTACAAACAACGAAGTCGGTTATTTCATACAAAATATATCTATAGATGATTTTGGTCATATTACCGCATTTGCTTCTAACAACACAATTGAATTTGCTTCCCAATTAGAAACTCCTAGAACAATTACAATCTCTGGTGACGCAGAAGGTAGTGCATCATTCGATGGTTCTCAAGATGTTACTATTAATGTGACAAGTGTAGATGCAACTTTATCCGATAAAGGTATTGCTGCATTTAATTCAAACAATTTCATCGCAAACTCTGGTTTCATTTCATCACAAGAATTCGTAATTGGTAATACATCAATCAATCTTGGTGATACAGTTAATTCTCTTGAAGAGTTGACATCTTTAGAAGTTGGTGATATTATATTATCTGGCGATCAAATTAGTAGCTTAGGTAATTTAGAACTTTTCTCTGATAATAACTTAATTGACGCAAATGGATCTAGAATATCTGGTGTTGGCACACCAGTAGACAATTCTGATGCTATTAATAAAACTTATCTAGAACAAGAATTAACGAATTTAGAAAATGATTTATTAGATGTTGTTGATCCTGTATTAGATACCGATGCGACTAACAAAAGATATGTTGATAACCTAGCATTAGATTTAATTAAAAAGTATTCTGTTCATGGTGCAACAACTGCAGACTTAAATGCAACTTATACTGCAGGTGCTGAAGATACTATTTCTATTCCTTCAAATATCAACAATACATTAGAAATAGATGGTGTTGATAATTGGTCTATTGGCGATACATTGTTAGTAAAAGATCAAACTAATAGCAATGAAAATGGCAAGTACGTATTAATAGATGAAGGTAATCACGTCGATCCTTGGATATTTAAAAGATCTGAATATTCAAATGAAGAACAAGAAATCATTGCTTCTTTTGTGTTTGTTACGAATGGTGATAATAATAAAGATACAGGATGGGTTGCGAGTGTAACTGATTCTAAAAACTTTGTTCTAGGTTCTGATGATATTACTTACAATCAATTCCAAGGTGAAGGTACTTTTACTGCAGGAAGAGGTTTATCTTTAAATGATACTGAATTTGAATTAGATTACAATGTAACGTTAGAATCTATTAATAGTTTAGTTGATAATATTATTATAACAACAAATGTGCTAGATGTCAATAGTTCTGGCGCAATTATTTTACCAAAAGGTAATAATTCTGAAAGACCATCCCCTGAAAGTGGGATGATTCGTTTCAATACATCCGATTCTAGATTTGAAGCATATAATGGCACCACTTGGACTGGATTAGGTGGTGTAATTGATGCAGACCAAGATACTTATATCACTGCTGAAACATCTCCTGGGTCTGATAACGACGAATTAAAGTTTGTAATTGCTGATAACCAATTACTTAATATTTCTTCAAGCGAATTTCGCTTTGGTGATAATCTAAATAAATTTACTATCGACGCATTTACTGGTGATACTAGCATAGCTGGTAATTTAAGTGTAGATGGTGTTGTAACTGTTGCCGGTAATATTACGTTAGGTGACCAACCAACTGACTCTATTACAGTTGCTGCAGACTTTGAAAGCCATTTAATTCCAAATACTAATGCTACGTATAATTTAGGTTCAACTGTAAAAGATTGGAATGAATTACATATTCGTAGTTTGACGAGTAATGTTGGTACTATTGATTTTGATATGTATGGCGGTATTAAAGTACCAGTTGGCGATACAAGTCAAAGACCTGCTAATGTAATTGGTACAATACGTTTTAATATAGACGATTATCGCTTTGAGGGGTTCGATGGATCCGCTTGGAATGGCCTCGGTGGTAACATATCAGATATTGATAAAGATACTTATATCACTGCAGAAACATCTGCTGGGTCTGATGAAGATGAATTAAATTTCTATACCGCTAACACTCATAGATTAAGATTAGATAGATTTGGTAATTTCAATTTCGGTCAAACGTTAGATCGTATTACAATGAATTATGTCACTGGTAATATTGATACCGTTGGCAAAATTATTACATTAAATGGCGCTGAATTATCAAGCGCAAATATAACAAATTTAGATAAAGATAGAATTGTATATGTAGGCGATGATGGTGAATTATTAACCTCTGATATACTACAATTTAATGGAAGTACTTTACGAGTAACAGAAGATCTCGTTGTTGAAAGCGATGCTTCTATTCAAAGTTTAAGTGTATCTGATTTAGCACAAAGTAAAGTAGTATTCACTGGGCCGAATGGTTCGCTACAAACGAATAGTGGTTTATCTTTTGATGGCAGCGTATTAAATATTACAGCTGACGTAATTGCAGATGAATTAGATATCATCGGAGATATTACTGCAGGCGGTACAGGTACGTTTGGAAACTTGAGTGTAGACTCCGTACAAGATGGTGCGATTGTATTAGGTGGCCCTGGCGGTACGTTTGATTCTGACGAAAATCTAACATTTGATGGGTCGCAATTAACTACACAAGATCTTAGAATTTCTTCGTTAACGCCACAAAGAATTGTGTTAACCGGCCCTGGCGGTGCAATTGAAGTTTCTGATCTATTACAATTTGATGGCGTAAACTTAATACTTAATGGTGGATTTACCATTGATGGTGATTTCTCTACGAGTGGTGGTTTAAGTGGTGATAGTTTATCAGTCGGTAATTTATCAGCAAATACATTAGTATTCATAGGTGAAGGTGGTGTTTTACAAAGTAATACTTCATTATCATTTGATGGAACAGAATTTACCGCAAACACAATTTCTACATTCAATGCAAATGTAACGATAGCCGATAATCTTACTTTAGAAGGTTCGATTACAAGTGAAACAAATGATGTAATAAGCATTGATACCACCGGCGCAATTAAAGTACCGGTTGGAACATTTGCTGAAAGACCGTCTAATTTGGAAGCAGGTCTTGTAAGATTCAATTCGTCAGATGGTGTATTCGAAGGTTATAGCGGTGCTGCGTGGGCAAGTTTGGGTGGCGTGAAAGACGTTGACCAAGATACTTACATCGAAGCAGAGACTAGCCCTGGTGCGGATAATGATGAATTAAGATTCTTTGTCGGTGGTACTGAAACTTTAAGATTATCACAATCGTTATTTTCATATGGTAATTCTTTAAATAAATTTACTATAAATTCTGCAACTGGCGACACCAATATATCAGGTAATGTTACAATAGATGGTATTGTGACAGTCGGTGGTAATCTTACACTAGGTGATCAAGATACAGATTCTATTACCGTAGCCGCTGAATTTGAAAGTCATTTAATACCTGATACAGATGCAACGTTTAATCTTGGTAGCTCAGCTAAAAATTGGAATAAATTAAATGTTGGTACTATATTAAGTAATACTGATGTTGTGAATTTTGATTTATCGGGTGCTATTACTTTACCTACTGGTTCAACAGCTGAAAGACCAACTGCTTCAATTGGAATGATTCGTTATAATACTGATGATGCTAGATTTGAAGCATACGACGGTTCTGCATGGACTGGAGTAGGTGGTGTAATTGATACAGATGGTGATACGTTTATATCAGCAGAATCATCTGCTGGCGCAGATAATGATGAACTTCAATTCTTTACCGCCGGTCAAAAACAATTCTTTGTTTCAAACACGGGTGCAATATCAACTGATAATGGTAATAACCTTGTATTTGACATAGATGGTTTATTTGATGTTGGTAATACTATTATAACACAGTTGGCTGAGCCTGTCAATAGTTCAGATGCAGTTACTAAAAATTATTTAGAAAATACTTATGAAAGAGATTTTGTTGTAAGAGACGGATCTAATAATAATGTATTATCTTTATTATCTGGCGCTCCGTCTATAGCAGTCGACCCGACATTACAAGTAACAGATTATGACCTTTCTAACAATGAAGTAACAATAGGTTTACGATCTATTCCTGTCGATACTGGCATATATGGAGAAGACGGATTTGTTCCTAAGGTTACGGTTGATGAATTTGGTCGTGTCGTATCTGCTGTAAATATCCCATTATCAGTATCATCTAACGCGGTTGTTGACTTTACAGAATCAATCCAAGATACCGTTCAAGAAATGTTTAGATTTAATATTGAAGACGGTATTATTGCTGAAAATGATTTCGTAGACGGAAAGATTAACTTATACGCAAGAAGCTATGATATTACTTTAGATGGCGATGTTGATGGTACTGCTCAAGTATATAGAAATTCTAACACGACTATAACTGTTGATATTACAACAGACTATGTAGAGCAAGTAATAGCAAATACTGGTATCGATGTTAATGGAACAATTGAAGCTGGATCTATTTTAGATATTCGCCACGGTGATACATCAAGTGTTAACGATACCACTTATCAAGTAGCAAGTCAAGCAATCACTGCATTAACGTTTGATGAGTTTGGTCATGTTCAATCTCATTCCGCGACTGATTTTGATTTCAGATATTTAAAACTGACTGGCGGTGCTTTATCAGGTAATATTAGTGCTCCTAGATTTGTTGACGCAAATGATCCTAATTATTACGTAGATCCTGCTGGCGTATCGCGTATAAGTGGTTTACAAGTAGGTTATGGCGGTAGTGTATCTCAAGTTGAATTCCAAGATAGCACGTCTGGTTCTACATTTATGTATGGTACAGAAGGTAAACTCGGTTTCTTAAATAGTACATTTAACTTTGCTACTTACGCAGAAAGAGATACGAGTAACTGGGTTGTTGAAAGAGGTGATGTACTTGCGCAAAGATTTATAGATTTCGATCATCAAACGTATTTACTAAATCCTTCAGGTGCAGATTCATACTTAAAACAATTAGCAATAGAAGATACTATACAATTTGCTAATAATTTAATCATTGATTCTGATTCTATCGTAACGAATAATGATCTTACTTTAAACCCAGGAAGCGCATTCATTGATGTAAGTTCATCAAGAATTGGTGGATTGGCAGAACCTACACAAACAGACGATGCTGCAACTAAGAGTTATGTTGATACTGAAATAGATGATGCAATTGATACTTCAGTTTCATCGTTCGTTGGTGGGGACGGTTTAACATATACATCTTTAACTCAAACATTCGATGTAAATGTTGATGATAGTACAATAGAAATTGCTAGTGATATATTACAAGTAAAAGATAATGGAATCACTAACGATAAAATATTAAACTCTTATATCACATTAAATGCTGATACTGGAACTTCAAATCCAGTTAACCTCGGAGAAACATTATCTGTACTAAGTGGTGAAGGTATTAATACTTCAGTTGTAAGCAATTCCATAGTGATAAGTGGTGAATTGGCAACTGATACAAATAAAGGTATCGCATCTTTCGCAGCTAGTAACTTTAATGTAACATCAGGGGAGGTTACGGTAACTCGCATCGAAGGCGGAACCTTTTAACCGATAAATAGAATAATAAAGAATTAGGGAATAAGCGTAAATGTCGACTACGATCATATTAAGAAAAAGCGATGTAGCCGGCCGCGTACCTACGCCAGAACAACTGGAGTTTGGTGAATTAGCGGTTAATACGGCCGATGGCAAAGTCTTTTTCAAGCAGCAAATAGATGCAAATACAGCACCTGTCGTTAGGGAAGTTAGCCCAGACGCAGCTGATTTGTTAGCACTATTAAAAACTGTAGATGGTACGGGTTCTGGACTAGACGCCGATTTATTAGATGGAATTGATTCTTCTCAATTCTTAAGATCTGATGAAAATGATACCTTTGATGGCGATTTAACAATCACCGGTGATTTGACTGTTTCCGGAAATACCACATACGTCAACACACAAGAAATATTAATTTCTGATAATATCCTTACTTTAAATTCAGATGCAACTGGCACGCCAACTGAAAGCGCAGGAATTGAAGTTGAGAGAGGAACAGAATCTAATGTTGTTTTACAATGGAACGAAAGTTTAGGTCAATGGGAAATTGCGTCAGGTGGTACAACTGGTCGTATTTTAACAACTGGTGATGTAGGTGCAGGTAACGGTTTAGATTCAGATACACTAGATGGTCAAGAAGGTACTTACTATTTAGATTATGATAACTTTACGAACACTCCTTCTGCAACTGATGTTTTAAATCAAATTAAAACTGTAGACGGTGCAGGTTCAGGCCTTGATGCCGACTTGCTTGACGGTTCAAACAGTTCTTACTATACAGATTATACTAATCTTACGAATACTCCTTCCGACCAAGACATTATTGACCAAGTCATAAATGTAGATGGCTCAGGATCTGGTCTTGACTCTGATTTACTAGATGGTCAAGAAGGTACCTATTATCTTGACTACGATAATTTTACCAATACCCCAACAGCAACTGATGTTTTAAACCAAATTAAAACCGTTGACGGTGCAGGATCTAATCTTGATTCCGATTTACTTGATGGTCAAGAAGGATCTTATTACCTAGATTATGATAACTTTACAAATGTACCAGACGCATCTATAGAAGTTACACTCGAAGGTAAAGTAACGGGTAATGCAATCTCCGCAAATGGTGCGGTTACAGTACAAACAGAATTAGCAAACACCGGTATAACTGCAGGGACTTATGGTTCTTCAACTCAAATAGCTTCCTTTACTGTTGATGAAGATGGTCGTTTAACTTCTGCATCTGGAATTGACATAGCTGCAGTAACATCAACTACTTGGTATAATGCGAATAATACTTATACGATAGAAACAGCTGACGGAAGCGTTTTCAATACAAACATTTCTACGTT